AAATAAATCCATTGCATATATGAAACTTAATATATGCTGTTCTCCTATAATATTTCTGTTTTCGTCATTTCTATATTGGATATAAGTTTCTAAATAGTCTTTTTTAAGTTTTTCCCACATATCTTTATGCTTATAAACGTCCTCAATCTCTTTTAGCAATCCCTCTGTGTCATTGCCGTTATACGCACTAGCACTTATAACAGACTGTTCGATTTGTTCGCGATTATTCATTAGTGTCATCCTCCAATTGATCTAAAAATTCGTTAAACTCATTTGTTCCGTCTAGTTTGTCCATTCGGCACAATATAACATTTAAGTTGCTTTCAGCTCCTCTATATATAGCTACTGCCTTGTTCGCTCTGCTCTCAATCTGTAGTTCGCTAAGTCTAAAACGGTAAAATTCGTATCTTCCAAACAATTCATTTTTAAGCGTGCGCCACATGTTCTCCAGCTCTTTGTTGCGTTTTTCTAGTTTTTTGATATTTTCAGAAAGTTTTTTGTTTTCTTCTCTATAGTAAAATGCCTTAGTTCTAAAATGATGTATTGCACTTTCGTCGTCAGTAATAGAGTCTACTCTCTCTACTCCATATTTTTTAAAGTAACTTAACAATTCCTCTCTAGTAGGTCGTGTCATTCTATCCCCTCCGGAATATTTAATAATCTTCTGGCATAACTATATGCGCCATCACTATTTAATCCGTTGCCAAAGCATCTATACATGTATTCGTAATCCTTTTCTGTTAAATGTTTGCCAATATACTGTTCGAAACCTGCTTGTAAAAATACCTGTGTTCATTTAGGAGATATATTTTCAATACAACATCTGCTAACCCAATGAATAAATTTAACAACTAAATCTAATTTGTTAGCGCAATCTTTTAGTGAAAAGAAAATATTTGATTCTCCATCGAGGATAAGCTCTTTATTTTCATTGATAAAACTGCATTTAAAGCAATTCATCATTTCGAATACTTCATAAATCAGATTATCTATCTCATCAAATGCTTTTTGCTTTTCTCTTAACTTACCTATATCCACGATAAGTTCATCACGTTGCTTCTTGTACGCATCACGTTGTTTTCTCATATCCTTCAACCTAGCTTCCATTACACCTAGTTGGAACCCTGTTTCATAGTTCATTCTATCTCCTCCAGTAACTCCGGATTTTCAAACTTATTGCCTAGGTATTCAATAGTTGGCATTTCACGAACTTCTTCAGCATCAAAAACTCTCATTAGCTGTACGTCGCCAATCATAGTGCCAATATGGTCGCGAGTGACTACACCTGTAGCATCTAAATAAATATAAGTTTTGTCCCGTTCGATGCCCCACAGTTTCGTTGATACGACTTTTAATATATCGCCCTCGTATAATTCTCTTCCACACAGATTTATACCTATTGACTGCATAAGTTCTACATCTGCCATTTTCTCAGTCTTTATAAACTCCTTTATAACCTTGCCGTATTCATTTTCTTTTGTTGAATAACTTACTTCGCTATTGTGAAGATCTAACGCTACAACCTCACATATCTTTTTTGTTTCGGTGTCCCATACTCGATATTTCGGCATCATTCCATCTCCTCTAAAATAAAGTTAGTTGCTTTTCTTCCTCGTATTCCAAACCATGTTGCTTTATATATGTTTCAAGCTCTTCCGCTGTATCAAATGTCTTTTTCACGCCTTGCCAACCTGGTACGATATGCCCGTGAAAGTAATAAGTGTCATTTACTACATGGATATGTGCCACTCGCTCGTTATCCTGATACAGATATCTCTTAGAGCCGAAAAATTGGTTTAAGTATTCTTTACGTGCGCTATCGGTTTTAGGCATTTATGCTTCCTGCCATTTCTTAAACATTTGGTTATAAGTAGTATCGAACCAGTACGGATCACGTGAATGTTTTTGAGGCACATTAAATAAATGTGGCTTCTTTCTTTCGCTGTCTTTCCAATTTACGTTCGAGTCTAGCTTGTTCCAGTCTTTCTATTGTTTTCTTTTCTCTGTACTCGCTTAAACGCGTACCTTCTGGTGCGTCCATTGCTTCATGTAGTTCCCAACCGTCTTTTACTCTCTTAGAAACCATTCCTGCGGTTATACCGTGACTTTCTATTAATTCCATTTCAAATTTACTGAACCTATATGGTTTATCATTTATTGTTACAATCCTTGCTTTTCTCGCCATTTTATCCACCTCTTATATTTCTTCTATTCGTATGATTATTTTGGGGTCAATTCCATAACGCTTTGAGCTAGTTATTTCTGCAATTTGATTGTCATCTTTCCACAAATAATTGTTACAAGCGTCTAGAACTGTCTTCATCAAATTATCGATATCTGGTTTAGTTACTTTTAATTGTCCAATCGCTTGAGTTTTCTTTTTCTTCGACCATGATTTAGGTGGAGTAAAGTAAAACTCTAATTCAATTTTTAATGCATTTTCTAGATTTAGCTTTGGCATTTGATTTTGTAAATATTTTTTATGTTCTGTATATTTTGTAGGCATATATGTGTGTGCATATCTACCTTTTGTGCTAAAACGCGGTCGAGGCGAGCCCATAGGTGCCTCGAAAGTTTCGTTAAATTTAATTTCTATCTCCATGTAATCCCTCATATATATTCAAATAAGCTTGTTTGGTGTCCTAACTCCATTTGTTCATTATCAATAAGTGTTTTTAATTCATAATCATCTAAGTACCAACGTCGACCATTGAATTTTGTGTGTTTTAATCCAACAACTAAATGCCGTCCATCTTTAAAATGTGGTGTAACTGAAAACATTTTGTTGCCGTCATGATCAAATAGATAGTATTTATCAAATGCATCCATTTTCAATCACTCCCATTTGCTATTTAGACGCTTAATAAAAGCTTCTCTGTCTTTCTCAAGGTTTTCATCTACTTCCGCCGTTTTCGTTTCTCTCGTGCTGTCTGTGAGCCATTTGGGTGTTTTTTCTTTTGATTGTTTAACGAAAGGTTTATAATTTTGTTTTTTGCTTTCAAGTTGTTGCTTTTCAAATGCACGTACTTGTTCAATAGATTTCAAGTTTGCATTAAGCCATGTATTCAAAATGCTTTTAGCATATCCCCAAGTAACTTTGTTTCTATCTTTAGCGATTTTAAGTGATGCGGTAACTATTTGATCTGAATCATTTTCAAATGAATCAAGATAATAATTTAAATCGTCTAAATTGTAAGGAGTTATGAAACCGAATCCGTTATCTTGGAAGAAGTCGAAGGCGGTTACCTTCTTCTTCTCATTATTCACATTCTTTTCATTATTATCTTTATTATCATTATTGTTTGTGTTGGTTTGATGTTGTTTTGATGTTGGGTTGATGTTTGACTGATGTTGTTTTGATGTTGGTTTGATGTCGTTTTGATGTTGGTTCCTGCCCTGCTCACTTTGATAAAAGTCATAATTGACAATGGTTATAAGGGTATATTTTGATGTTGTTTTGACTTCTAACATTCCATCACTCTCGAGTAAGTCAAGGAAGGTTTTCACTTTAAATCGTGACCAGTTAAAAAGGTCAGACAAGGTCAAAATCGATGTTAATCTTTGTCCTCTTTCTACGGTTACAATTTGGTTTCCAATAGGCACTTTTGCCTTTGAATGATTCGCTTCCATGAGTAAATATATCCATGCTTCAAACTTTGAAAATGTTCTCTTTTCTTTAAATAGCCAATGATTTTGAATTGAGCGATCAATACTTATCCAACCAGTCATATACACACCTCACTTTCAAACCGGTTAAATTAGAATGGTAAATCATTGTCATCTATTTCAATCGGACCATTTGCATTCGCAAACGGATTATCTTTTACTGGTTTGTTATTTGAATATTGCGATTGTCCACGTGTTTGTTGTACTTGTTGTTGGTATAAATCTTGTTGAGTGTCATTTGAGTTTTTCGGTTCTAAAAATTGAATACTATCAGCAATAACTTCCGTAACATATACACGTTGACCTTCCTTATTTTCATAATTCCGCGTTTGTAACCTACCATCTACGCCCGTCAACGATCCTTTAGATAGGTATTTATTAACGTTCTCTGCTTGTTTTTTAAATACGATGACATTTATAAAGTCTGCCTCGCGCTCGCCTTGTGCATTTGTAAATGTACGGTTAACTGCTAATGTGAATGATGCTACATTTACACCACTTTGAGTGGTTCTTAATTCTGGGTCTCTAGTTAAACGACCAACTAATATTGTTCTGTTTAGCATTTATAAACCTCCAACATAAACGGGCGCGCCCGTCACTTTTTGTATTTCACTTTTAATGTATTTTGCATTTGAATTTTGACTACTTAAATGAATTAAATGTATTTCTTCGAGTCTAGTTAAATCATTTGCTTTTAACATTCCGATAGCATGTTCTAAGCTAAAATGAGACTCCATAATTCTGTTTGCTAATGTGCTGTGCACACTGCCGTTTTTTATGTTTTCTTGCATTTGTTCATAGATATAATTAACTTCTAGCATCATGTGCGTAATGCCATTAAATTTGTATTTCAAATACTTTGTATCAGTAACATACAGAACCTTATAACCTAGTGTGCTTTGTAATAAGAAAGCCACAGGCTCGTTAGCATCATGTTCGATGTCAAACGGTAGAATTGACCATGTACCTATTCGCAGCTCTTGCTTTGCCTTAATCGTGCATAAGCGATGACTTTCAAAATTCATAGCTTGTTGTGTTCCAGCAGTCATATAGCTGATTACACCATTGTCGACAAACTGCTTTGTGTACTTTGCATGATCACCATGTTCGTGTGTGATAAGACACCCTGCTATATGTCTTGTTTTATATTTAAAATGCTTTTGAACACGTTCAAATTTTATACCTGCCTCAAGTAGTAACGTAGTACGTCCATCATTTAAGACGTAGCAGTTACCACTTGAACCAGTTGCTATTGTTTCAATTAAAATGGCTCTTCTTCGCTTTCTTTTTCTGTTGCAGGTTCTTTTATTTCTTCAAAGTCAGATACATCAATAGGCTTATCATCTTCTAATTCTGTGTATTGTGCTTCTTCGAAAACTGGTTGTTCAAAGTCCAATTGTTCTTGATTTGCATTCTCTTCAACTTCTGAGTCCAACACTTCTTTGCGTTGACGTTGTTCGGATTCTTGTGCGTATTTGAAAAGATTGCTATCTGTTGATGTGTTGATATAACGTTTAGCAGCTCTATTGATAACTGTTTTTTTAGCCATTTCTTCTTTGAAATTATTATGTGTTTTAGAATTTTGTAATGCTTTTTCATCTTTAATCATTGATGACTGCATCCATGCTTGTTTAATTTGTTCAATAGTCATGACTTCAATATAGTTATCTCGTCCATCATTAAATACGATTGTGCAGTACGCACCGATAATGTTTTCTTTGTCGATGTTAAAGAAGTCTTGTTCGTGTTTAATCGCTTTGATACGTCCTGTTTCTCCCATTTCTTGCTTGAATGTATCGCCTTTATAAATCACTTGAGCAACAACATCTTGAGCACCTGCATCACGTTTTAACATCATTACATTACCGTGATAGCTACGTTGTAACTGCATTTTGTTGCCGTAAGGAATAAAGTAGCATTGATTTTTAGCTGGATTTAAACCTTGCGTTACCATGTCTAATAAGGCATTTGCTTTGCTTGTATCGTTACAACTCATTAATTTGTTATCTTGGCTGATTTGTAACCATGCTTGTTTCATGGCATTACTTGGTGAATAATCATTTGGCAATTCCAAATTGCCTTGTGACTCTAAAACTCTCACTTTGTTTAATACGTTGTCAGATACGTTCTTTTCTTGTACTAATTGTTGTTCAATAGTTTGTAATTTATTATTTTCAGTCATTTTATATAGTCTCCATTCTTAATTTTTTATCTTGTTCATTTACTATCAATTGAATTTGTTGTGATTCTGTTTTGATAAGCTCTGTTACTGATTCAGCATTATCAATAAATATTGGCGCTGTAACTTTAAAATGTTTTGACAGTGTATTGATGATATCTAAGCCAACATTAATTCTTGAGGCGTTATTTAAACCGCTGTCGTATTCGACGCCGTTAACCGTTGTGGAACATGTTTCTTCTAATTCGCCGTTAACTAAGGTATTGAATAACTTAAATTCAGCAATCTCAAATTCATTATTGATATTTTCAGTAAGCATTTTGACTTTTGTTGTTGTAAATTCTTTTAAGATATAAAGGTCATGTGAATACTTTTCTTTTTCATCCAATAATCTATCTTCTTCATTTCTTAATTCAGAAATAACATCATCTAGATGTTTATTTGATTTTTCGATTGATCTTGACACTTCAATTTCTGATTTTTCTTGAGTAAGTTCGCTTATTTTGTCATCTATTCCTGAAACGTTATCTTGAATAGTTTTCCTAATGTTCGAGCGTTTTTGATTAATCTCGTTTATCTCTAACATTACTGCTTTGTATTCGTCAGTTTGTGTAACGTCAACATGAGTCGTTTTCAACTTATTAATTTTGTTTTGTATTCTTGCTGAACGCTCTTCTGCTTCGTTGATTTTAATTTGTAGATTATTGTTGTCATCCTCTAACTTCTCGATGATTGGCTTTATTTTCTTGCCTTCTGAAATAATGTGATTGATAGATGTTTGTATTGTTTCTAATTCTTTCGATTTTTTTACATTGAATTTCTGTAAAGCTTTTTCTCTTGCCTCATTCACTTGTTCAGTTGGTAACTGTTGACCACAACAACTACATACATTGTCATCAAGATGTTCAAATTTTTGATTTTTAGATTTTTCTAAATCACTTTTTAGTCCTTTGTGATTTTCCAATAATTGATTACGTCTATTTTCTTCATGCGTGATTTGTTGTTTGTTTTGCTTTAATCTCGTTTTAAGGTTTGCTACCGTTCCATTTTCAACGTGTAATTCATTTGTTAAAGCATGGATTTTGTTCTCATTACTTGCGCTGTTATTGTCTTCTATGCGTTTCAATTCTGATTGTTTATCAGCTAATTGATTACGCAAATTAATTTCTTCCTTACCGTTTTGAATATCTATACGCTCATTTTCAAGTTGCTCAATTTCTTGTTTGATAATTGCGTATCTATCGTTATCGAATTCTGGTACATCCTGCTTATTTTGTTGTGTTTGATTAATACGTATCGGAATATCTTTAATGTCTTTGTTAATCTGCTTTATCTTGTCAGTAAGAATCTTTTTCTTTGTTTCAATTTCATGATCACCAAGAATATTATTTAATTCTTTAAAGTCGTTATTTGTTTTAATGACATCCTCATCATTAATTGGTTTTGCAATTTCAAATAACAAACTTCTTCGTTTCTTCCAATCGAGTAAATTAAGTGCTTGGGGATTTGTAATCAACTTGAATACATCTTCATCAATTAGTTCATCAATACGAGCTTTATAATCCTTTACTTTTATTGATTCATCATTGATATATTGTTTCTTTGTTCTACTTCGTGAGTATTCCTTGCGATTCGTCTTTTGATTTATTGTGTATTTAGGATGTGACTCTTTTTTGAAAGTCGTTATTTTTCCGTCGATTTCAAATTCTGCGAAAACAGTCGGAATTAACTCATAATTTTCTTCGTTTTTTTCGTTTAAAGGTACAGGGTTAAATGATTTGGTTGATCCGTCCAAACCTTTATCGAAAAGCAGCCATTGTAATGCGGTTGCAGTCGTAGTCTTACCAGTCGCATTATTGCCGTATATTTTTGTGTCTTTACCGTCAAAGTTAAAGCTTTCTTCTTTGATTCCAGCAAAGTTTGATATTGTTAGCTTATTTATTTTTATATCCATCATCATGCTCCTTTTTTAATCTTCCGATGACCTCTTAGCACCTCGATAATTAAATTTTTTATTCGTTCATGGCTGTCTGGATTGATTTCATGTATCTGCACAAGCTTATTGTTCGTTTTGTAACTGTCGTGATAGTGCAAGAAATTAATCGATAAGTATCCGTGATGATTACGTTCAATTTCCAATAATGCTCGTTGGTTTGACAAAGTATATTCGTCGAATAACGTCTTAAAAATATTCAATATATTTCTTTCTGTATCTCTCATGCTTATACCTACCATTTCATGATTAAATTGATTAATTTGTCCTGTTCATCTGTGTTGAATTCAATCCATTCATAAATTGTTTGTTTTAAAATATCTAAAGCTGTGTATAGATCGTTCTCATCAGAAACTAGTAACCCGTCAATTGAATTTCCTTCATGATCTAAAACAACTATTTCGACGCTATACGCTCGTTTCTTAACTCTTAATCGAAAATCAAAGCCATCTACATTAATTATTTTTTGACATACGTCACCCGTTTTGTAATACATTGTTTTAGTCCTCCTTGTCATTATCTATAGCTAGAATTTTTAACGCATTTTGATAACATCAGCGATATCTCGGTAAACAGCTCTACGTTTCAATAAATTAGCAATATCAACAACATTCCCAATCACACAATGTGACGACGGTGTAAAATCTCCGTTGCTAATCCCTACATTTGAAAAAAGTAAAACGTCAAATTCAGTTTCTTCATCGATTTCGCTCGCTAAATCAAACAATTCTGCATTCTTTTCAGCCAATAAATCCCTTAATTCGTCTTGAGTCATGTCTTTATAATTTTTAGTCATGGTTGACTTCCTCCGTTTTTCGTTTTATATTGAACATGAATTAATTTTGTTAATCGTTTGTCACTGTTACTTGTTGGCGCAAGTAGCAGTTGTTTTATTCTTCATAAAAGTATTCCTTATAGAATATGAATGTTGCGATACTTGCGAATCCTGCAATTGACCATGCTGTTGTGAAGTACAAAAATGGCATTAAACAAATCGCTAAGACTGTGAAGCACAGTACTGCTAATAGGTAGCTTTTATAAATGTTGCTCATTTTATTCTCTCCTTATATATTTCATTGAAATGCTCATCGACGAATTTATTCATCTTTCTTGCGTTAAATCTCCAGCGATTAAAATTCTCATCAGGGTAATGCACAATTCCTTGCGCTCTTAGTTCTTTTTCAAATCTAGGATGAAATAGTAATCTGTCCTTGATAGTCTCATCAGATGCAATTTTTAATTTCTTCTTTAAGTCACTCATGTTCCATACAGGGTCTAATGAATAACCAATTAGCTCATCATATTCATCTTTTGTGATAAGTACATGTGTTTCAGGTATTGGAACTGTTACGTTTAAAATATGTGGCATTTCTATCTTTCCTTTCGTGTATAATGTTGTTATCTCCTAGTGAAAGGAGGTGATATTGGTGTATATTGATCCTTTAAAAAATGTTCGTTTTTCTATTAATAACATAATTAGTAATGTTGAAATTTCTAAAAGTATGGCAATTAAACAATCTTTAAAACCTAAGTACCAATTAGATATAATTAATAGAAACAACATAAATTTATTTTCTGACTTCAAAGTAGACTTTCATCTAAACAACTTAATTGAAATGAATTTTAATTTGCGTAATTCTTTTTCATCTCTAACATTTCAAAGAAATTTATTTTCTGAAGAAACGATAAAATCTTTTAAGGAACTCTATAGGTTTGATGATGAGATTGTACTTCAAGCACAACAGACCATTAGAGATTTTTATATCAATCCAACTGCTATCTCTACTTTGGCTGAAGCCATCAATTCGACCTATCCAATAAATGAGCAAAGTACCTACAAGAGACACGATGAATTTGTCAAACGTATCGAAAATGATTTTCCACATCCTTTCAAAAAGTTAATAAGATGGTCTAATGGCATTGCAGCAGGTGCTGACATTCAAATCTTTGTAACAAACTATATAAACGAGAACGATTTACATATTCAAAATTCATTGATAGTTGCTATAGTTTGTTTATTAAGTTTTTTATCGACCTATTGTTCACATTCTAAAAAGTAATAATAAGGCCTAATTTAGTTAACCTTCTTTAACAACTCTGCAACTGCTCGCAACAATTCAGGGTTGTTACTTCTTTCTAAACAGTAACTAGCATGCTTTAGTAATTTGAGTTTTAATTTATTTTTTTCTTTCGCGATTCTAAATTTTTGTAACATTTGTTATGCCTCCTTTGCATTTCCAAAAATTTAATCTAACTTAAATTCTTTTCCATCTATTAATCCATAAAAGTTATTTTTTAAATGCGGATGTCTTTCAAGCGTCATTTCAATAAAACGCGGGTCTATCATTAAGTCGTAGCCATCGTTGTATTGAATATTAACGGGTCGTCTATTACCTTCTTCGTCATAGTAGTAATAGATGACTTTTTTGTTTTGAGCTTGCATTGTTCGTTCCTCCTATTAAGATGTTTGTTTTTCTCCTAAAAACTTATTAACAAAGTATTGTTGTCCTTTGCCTGTTACTTTTGGCGTCTTACTAATTGATGTGTGACCGTCCGAATGTGTGATTGATGTTTCTTTAATTTCGAATAACTCACGTTCCATTGAATACTGTGTAGGCATGTTATAATCCACACCCTTGCGTTTAATAAGGAATCCGTTTTGACGTAACCACTCAAACAATCTGCGTTGCCCGATGTTTATACCGTTTTGTTTAATGATCTTTGCTAACTCTCCAACTAAAATTGATGTCTTAGTAGTAGCTACTGCATCTGCAAATACAATTTTTGGTTTATCACGTTCAATCTTTGTTTCTAATTGATTGATTGTGTTGTTAGCAATTTTTAAAGCACGTTGCATAATCATTTCTGGGCTATTCCATGCTTTTTCAACTTGGATGAAATACTCTCTAAAATCAAAACCTTTTTCTGTACCTGACATCATCGCAACATGTTTAGCTACATCAAGTGTTAAAGCATAATCTTCTAGTTGTCTTACAGCTCCGTTATTAACAACCGTACTTGTAAGTACACTTGTAAAATCCCTATTTTCTTTGAAATGCTTCAAGTTAATTTCTGCCCAAGCGCTAAAACGCTTTTTAACTTCCAAAGCTTTATATAACTCTCTTGCACTTATTGCGATTTCTCCGTTTTCTTTTTCTTGTATGTTGAACATTTCGCCGATGTTCGATTGCGTTTGTAATGCTTGCATATTGTTTATGCTCCTTTCGTGTATAATGTTGTTATCAACCTAAGGAGGTGATAAGTATGGACATAATCGCGATTTGTATCGCAATTTTTAGTTTCTTACTGACTGCACTTAAATATTATTTAGACTATATGAAAGATTCTCTTAACATCGATGTTATACCTACCAGAAGCTTTAATTACTTGGTCGATGACAAATCAAGTTACAACGATATAACATTTATTAATTTCACAAAGTTTCCCATTTCTGTTATTGACGTTGAATTTGATATTAAAAATAAAGTAAATGAACAAAAAACGTTCAAACCTATACGATATAAAGATAAAAACTACTCCATTCCATTTACTTTAGGACCTTATGAAAGTGTTGAATGTACTTTTTTGCTCGAAGAATATCCAGTGATATGGGAATGGGATGTGACTATCAAAGTCACTACCAACAAAGGAATCTATATAAAGCCTGTTATCATAGAATCGCGGACAGAACACCGAGAATCAGAGCCACAAGTGACAGAGTTAACATCAGCAAATAAGGTAAGTGCTCTTTCCAACCCCAAGGATGGTTTTTTAAAGAAGTTTTTATATCATTTAAAACCTTAAACATTTAAAATCCTCCCTTTCCGTCACTCTTTAATTGGAGTGGCGTTGATTTTTTCGTCTAACTTTTTCAATGCTAATTTGTAAATAACTGAAGCATGTTCGGTTTTAAAATGAGATTCAGCAATAATTTTCAATGTTTCTAATTTATTTCTTGCATCACCGTATGTGGTACTTTCTGATAGAACACCTTCTAAAATTTGTTGAACTCGATAATCTAAAAGTTTTAAGTCTTTATTGATGCATTGTTCGACACACTCTTCTTCGGTTAACGTGATTTGTTCCATTGTGTCCCTCCTTAAGTTCATATAACATGAACTTTTTCTTTAAAAAAATATAAGTGTATTTTCTCTACCGGTATATCTAGTAGTTGTATAGCTTTCCATATTTCACTGTCTTTCCAACCAACTTTACCGTTGAGTTTTAAGGATAAACTTCTCTCTGACAATTTCATAGCAATTGCAAAATTGTACTGAGTGCCATACTTTTCTACTATTTTCCCACTCAAACGTGAGTAGTCGTAACACATAAAAGCACCTCCTCTCAAGTTCACGTATCATGAACTTAAATATACTTTACACCTTGTTTTGAATCAAGTCAATACAAAAATTCATGATTTATGAACTTTTTTGTTGAATTTTTGTTCAACAAGCTTTATTATGAAGTTATCAAACGGAGGTGCACTAAATGAGAGAAAAAGTTTCAAATAGACTTAAACACATTATGAAAATAAGAAACTTAAAACAAGTAGATATCATTAATAAATCGAAACCTTATCAAAAGAAACTAGGTATATCTTTAAGTAAAAGCACTTTATCTCAATATATTAACGACGTACAATCACCCGACCAAGATAGAATTTACCTACTTTCTAAAACTCTGAACGTTGGTGAAGCGTGGCTTATGGGGTATGATGTAGATTCTTATCGAGTTCCTGATGAAGAACGTCAAGATGAAACGATAATGTCAAAAATCAATAACATATTTTCTCAACTCACACCTCCCCGCCAAGAAAACGTACTTAACTATGCAAATGAACAATTGGAAGAACAGAATAAAGTCACTTCTATAGATGGATATAAAGAGTCTAAACTAGTATCGTATATTGCATGTGGTGCAACTGGTGCTGGCATAGGAGAAGAATTATATGATGACATATTACATGAAGAAGTATTTTTTAAAGAAGACGAAACGCCATCAAATGCTGATTTTTGTATTTTAGTTAATGGTGATTCAATGGAACCTATGTTAAAACAAGGAACATACGCTTTTATTAAGAAAGAAGATTCTATTAAAGATGGTACAATTGCACTCGTTGTATTAGATGGAGTAAGTCTTATCAAGCGTGTAGATATATGCGAAGACTATATTAATTTGGTATCTCTAAATCCGAAGTATGATGATATCAAAGTCGCTTCGTTTAGTGATATTAAAGTAATGGGCAAAGTTGTATTGTGATTAATAACGTATATTTAGCGCTTTAATATAAATATAAACAAAGGAGAAATTGACATGAAAAAAGCAATCTTAACTTTAAGTCTTATATTTATTACCTACTACCTCACTTTTAAATATATGTGGATTAAAGAATTGAAGTATTAATCATGCTTATTTGAAAAAGACGTCTATTTCAGCAGTGTTTGAAAGGAAGTTTATAATGAAAATAACTAATTGCAAAATAAAAAAAGAAACTATAGTATATGAAGTTTTAACTAGTGGTAATCAACCATTCACTTATGAGTTACCTAAAGATTTATCGTCACATAATGCGCGTAAATACTTGGAATTTATTTCACAAAAAATAGATGGCGATAAGTTAACCAAAGAAGATTCATTATGATTTTACTAATCAAAAAACGTCTACAAGTGTAGACGTTGAATGGTGGTGAGAGTGTGAGCGAGAATAAAGGAGAAATGATGACGCATAATATAGAAAAACGCATTAATAAATTAAAAACTTCTGGAAATCCAAAATTTAAAAAATTAGATTCAGATATTCACTATTTACTCAAGAGATTTGAAGGTGAAAAAAACCATAAAGGTTTTTATCCAAAGTTTAAACAAGGAGAAATAGTTTTTGTAGATTTCGGTATAAACGTTAATAAAGAATTCTCTAATTCACACTTTGCAATAGTGATGAATAAAAATGATTCTAATACGGAAGATATAGTAAATGTTATTCCCTTATCTTCTAAAGAAAACAAAAAGTATTTAAAGATGAATTTTGATTTGAAATGGGAGTATTATTTAAGATTGTTTTTAAATTTAATTAGCGCGCAAAATAATTCAGCTATATTAAAAGAAGTTTTCGATAAAAAATACCAAAAAAACAACACAGAATTCATCACTAAAGATTATTTTAGTGAATTTATATCTGATAGTTTAGAAATTGAAAATAAATTAAATAAAATTGACAGAAACATTAATAACATAGTATCAGCAATTGATAAGGTAAAAAAATTAAAAGGTAATAGTTACGCTTGCATAAATTCTTTCCAGCCGATTAGTAAGTTTCGCATAAGAAAAGTTTTACCCCAAAAAATTAAAAATCCAGTAATAGATTCTTCGGATATTATGTTACTGATAAATAGAATTAATAATAATATATTGCAGATTCCTGATATAAGATGATATAATTTTAATATATTAAAGGTTTATCCTTTAAAACACGTATATATTCGTTACCATTTTTGGTAATTAACCATGTAATCTTATAACTATAAGTGGCGTCTGTATTTTATACAGGCGTCTTTTTTTATACAATTTTCATGGGTAGCCCGCCTACCCTTATTATTTTTTGCCAATTTTGAGGAGGGAACGCATGAAAACACGTTGTTACGATGGTAAAAAATGGCAATATGAATTTAAGTATGAAGGAAAAAGATACCGTAAGAAAGGTTTTAGAACAAAGCGTGAAGCTAATTCTGCTGGACTAGACAAGTTAAATGAGTTAAGAAGTGGTTTTAATATAGATAACTATATAACTCTTGAAGAATACTTCGAAAATTGGATTAAAACGTATAAACAACCTGTTGTTAAAGAAAATACCTACCGTCATTATAGAAATGCATTACAACATATACAAAAACATAAAATAGGTAAAATGGAGTTATCAAAGATAAATAGACAAGTTTATCAGAAATTCATAAACGATTATTCAAAAGAACACGCAAAAGAAACTATAAGAAAAACAAACGGTGCTATTCGGTCAGCTTTAGATGACGCATTATATGATGGGCTTATTTTTAAAAATCCCGCTTATAAAGTTAATTATAAAGCCGGAAAACCTACGAAGTCAGAACAAGAAAAATTCATCTCGGTAACTGAATATGAAATACTAAAAGATCACGTCAGAAAGAAGAGAACTCGTTCATCATTAGCGCTATTCATAATGATTTGTACGGGTTGTCGTGTCAGTGGTGCAAGAAATATAAAGATTGAGCATATCAACCAAGTGAAAAACACTATATTTATTGACGAGCGAAAAACCGATACTTCCCCTAGATATATCAGTATCGCTAAATCTGATATGAAACACATTATGGACGTCATAAGTACATTTGCAATTAGCTATGATGGTTACATTTTCAAAGAAGCCGGATCTATAATTAACCTTCATGCTATCAATAATGCTTTGAAATCAGCCTGTAGAGTCAATAATATACCAATTATTACATCGCACGCATTAAGACACACTCATTGTTCTTATTTACTAGCAAAAGGTGTATCTATACATTACATTTCTAAAAGATTAGGTCATAAAAATATAGCAATAACTACATCCGTGTATTCTCATTTGTTAGAAGAAAAATTTAATGAAGAGGACAAAAAAACAACTAAAATTTTAGAAAGTATGTAA